TGGGGATAAAACCTCACCCCGCTTCTCTCCTCATGGAGATTTGAATGGCTACGAGACGCTATGAAATTAATCGCGGCGCCACTGAATTTACGGTCACGTCTTCGACCGGCTTGGCGACCGTCAATAAGAACATGGAGCTGACCTACGATCAGGCCGTGTTTACTTCGAAGGTTGAGCTGATTACGGCGATCGAGAACATCCGAAATCAGATCCTCAAAGATAACTTCCAAATGCCGTAAGGGGCCAGCATGGCTTTTTTGTACGTTATCGAAGCTACAGACATTAAGCATCTTCAGGGTGATGGTGCGCAGGCTATCTCTGGTATCGGCAAGGCGGCTTATCGCATCGCCAATGACGGAGCATCAGCTCAAGGTCAGTTGCTAAACATCGCAACGCGCTACGTCCAGCTCCATGCAGATTCAATCTGTTCATTTGAAATGGGTGTGAACCCGACAGCCGTCACAACCGCTAAGCGCATGGCTGCTGGCGAAACCCGTACTTATGAAATCGATGCCCGTAATGGCGATGTTCGCGTTGCCGCCGTCCTAAACACCTGAGGTAATTATGCAGAACTCTCTGCCGCCGCAAGCTATTGCTGACCTCGGGGCACTTTCTCGGGTAATTGAATTCCTTAGTGATAAGAAGAATCGCGAGCTGATCTCTCAAGAGAGTGAGCGCGAGATTAAAGTTCGCGAACGACTGAAGGAAATTGAGGGTCTGGCTAAATCTCTTTCTGAGCGGGAGAAGATTTCTAATCAAGCGAGCCTTGATAACGAAGCCACTCACATTGAGCTAGTGAAGCGTCAGGCAATCGTCTCAGGTAAAGAAGACAAATACGCCGAAGCCAGCGCCAAATTAGCGGCAGAAAAGAAAGCGTTCGCGGCGGAAACCAAACTTATCCTAGACCGGATCGCCGCAGACCAAGAGAACCTCAGCCGTAATCAGGCTTCATTTGCTGATGCGAAAGCAAAACTTACCGCTGATCAGGCTATTGTTGCTGGCCTGAAGTCTGAATACGAAGAGAAGCTGAAGGCCATCAAAGCCCTCGCGAGGTAGACCATGGTTGACATGGTTCGCCCCGTCAATCTCATGGATCGGCAGATGGTTGATCCAAATGCATTGCCGCCTGGTATCACCGCCGAGCTTCGCGAAGATGGCTTTATTGAGCTTCGCGAAGATGGCACATTTGAGTTGCGCCAGTAATGCCGAACACCAAAACATCAGATGAGGTAGACGGCACGCCAGCACAGGGTGCGGATCAAATCCGTATCGCGCGTGCTGGGTCGAACTTCCGCATCAGCGTCGATGATGTGAATGATTATGTGCAGGCTCTTGTCCCGCCACCGTCACCAACGACTCCCGCTGGCTCTGATGGTGACATTCAATACAATCTTACCGGCGCCTTCTCAGCCAACACCAAGCTTAATTGGGATGTTGCATCCAACACGCTCCGCCTCGGGGAGCCGTCTGGCCATACTATTATTACCGGATTCGACGGGATTAACGGTCTTGAGAGTGGATGCTCTTTAGAGATTAGAAGCGGCACGCCATTTAATAGTGGTGCTGCTGCGCAGTCAGGCGACATTGATATTTACACCAATGCCGGCGTCAATGGTGGCAATGGCGGCTCGATTAATATTAGCCCCGGCGATTCTTCGAGTGGCACGCCAGGCTTTGTGACCCTCGACGCCGGGTCTCAGACGGGCACGGGCGGCGGCGCCTCGGTATCAATCAATGCCTCCCCAGCCGTCGGCGCCGGCAATATAAACGGGACGGTTGTTACCAACACTCCGCTGGTAATTTCTCCAAGCGGCAACTCCATGTATTGGCCACCGGCTAATTCAAGCTTCATTGCTCTGCCGAATGCAGGCCTTTGGAAAAGTGTGAAAGTTGTTCCGGGTAGTGCCGCTGCGGCTACATCATATGGGACAACCGGGGCTACTTTTCAGGGTACTATTGCTCACCCGGGGTTGTCGGGCACTAACTTTGCAACACGCACTCCAAGTTTTACAGCTGCCGGGACTGCGGTCAAAGGCAACTCAGGGGGGGCGCGCGGCAGCTTGGCGTCGTTCCATCGCAACGTCGGAATTCGCTTCGAAGCGATATTCAATCACAACGTTAACACAACTGGATATACATTCTTTTCCGGCCTTTATAACGTGGCCACTGCCCTGGCGGGCGATCCAAGCGCGCTGACAAACATGGTCGGTATGGGTTACGACGCCGCTGATTTAAACACCGGCAACTGGCAGCTTATGCACAACGATAACGCCGGCACGGCCACTCGCATCGATCTTGGCGCGTCTTTCGCGCGCAACACAACAACGGCGCTCAGGCTGGTCCTTAATCTATATCCAAGCACTACCAACGTGGATTATCACATTCGAGATATGGTGAGTGGTGTGGCTATTAACGGGACCCTGACAACCAATTTGCCGGTCTCAAATACGTTCATGAATTGGCAGATAACCGGCTACAACGGCGCTATCGCCGCCGCAGCTCAACCTCGCATTTGGATCGGCTCTATCGATGGACCAATGTCATGAATAAACAGTTCCTTTACACCAATGTTTTTACACCGGTCGAATGGCAGACGTTCTGTCAGTTTGCGTTTGTTGGCCAGAATTCACAGCTTGTCTTCGAGTGCCTAGTGTTTCCAGATGTTATCGATGATGTCGGCTTTAAAAGAATCCTAGACTTCTTTGAGCTATATACAATCATCGATGCCGAGCGCAAGGAATACTTGATAAGTACGTTCTGCCCAGAGCCAAAGAACCCGTAAACTTCAGCTTGGATAAATAGCCATGTCAACGCAGGTCGAAATTTGTAACTACGCGCTGAGGCTCTTGGGCCAACAACCCATCCTTAGTATCGAGGACGACCTGCCACAGGCTATATCCATCTCCGGCGTTTATGAGATTGTTCGAAAGGGAACCTTGCGCGAGCATGTTTGGAATTTTGCCATGAAGCGTCAAGCACTTCCGGCCCTAGTTCCGGCACCCGCGTGGGGTTACAACTTCCAGTACCAATTGCCAACTGACCTTCTCCGTCTGGTCGAGGTTCAATGCGGCCTTGATTATCGCGTTGAGGGGCTGACAATTGTTACTGATGCCGGGGCACCACTTAACATCCGATACGTTAAAGATGCCACAGATCCAGCTGAATACGACGCACTCTTTGTCCGCGCGTTCGCGGCAGAACTGGCCTCGGCTATCTGCGAAGATGTAACCGGCAGCAATCAAAAGAAACAAACAGCTGAGATGGAATTGCGCAAGGCATTAAGCGAGGCGCGCCGGACTAATGCGGTAGAGAACCCGCCGCAGCGTATTCCAGATCGTAACTTCTCTTGGCTTACGACCAGAAATGTAGATGGATACATTGGATGGTGGGGTAGCTAAATGACTCGCGCCTCACCAATAAAAGTCTCGTGGAATGCTGGTGAATTAGCCCCAAAGGTTGACGGCCGCGTTGATATCGAGCGGTATGGGTCAGCGGCGCAGACCGTCGAAAACTTTATTGCCGAAATCCAGGGCGGCAACGTGAGGCGGTCAGGCACTGAATACGTTGCTCCGACGCGCTTCCCTGCCAAGCAGGCCCTGCTAAAGGACTTTCAGTTCTCGACGGAGCAAGCCTACACGGTTGAGCTGGGTGACCTATATATCCGATTTTACCGCGATCATGGCCCCTTGCTGGAGACTGCTAAGAATATCACCAACGCTACCCAAGCTAATCCAGTCGTCATTACGTCGAATGGTCATGGGTACGCTAACGGCGATGATGTCGAGATATTCTCTGTTGGCGGGATGGTGCAGTTAAACAACCGCCGCTTTAGGGTGGCTGGCGTTACTGCCAATACCTTTCAATTAAATGATATCTACGGCAACACGATTAACGGCACCGGATACACCGCTTACACTGCGGGCGGTCAAGTCGCGCGCGTGTTCACGCTGACCTCAACATACCAAGAAGCTGACCTATTCCAGCTTAAGTTTACCCAATCATTCGACACCCTATATGTATGCCACCCAGAGTATGTGACGCGTAAGCTGACGCGCCTCGGACCTACATCATGGGTGCTGAGCGACCTCGACTTTATCGACGGCCCCTACTTACCGGCTAACGTGCGCCAAGCCACAATGACGCCAAGCGCCACGAGCGGCGCGGGCATCACCATTACAGCCGGGCCATCTCGTACCATTACCAATGCCACCAACAACGGCGCTGGCCTTATCCGTATAACATCCGCCAACCATGGATGGGCAACGGGCGACAAGGTAACCATTGCGGGCGTAACCGGCACGGTCGAAGCCAACGGCAACTGGACGGTGACGCGCATCACGGCGAACACGGTTGATCTTCAGGGGTCAGTCTTCGTTAACGCCTATGTTGCTAACGGCACCATGGTGCCGAACGTATTCTCCGCGACCGACCTTGGCCGGCTTATCCGCATCCAGCATACAACAACGTGGGGATATGCGCGCATAGTTGGCTTCACATCTACCAACGTTGTGACCGCTGATGTCCTAAATAACTTTGGCGCTGCGACTGCTTCCACCAACTGGCGTCTGGGTTTATATTCTCAGACTAGTGGATATCCGGCAGCCGCCACATTCTATCAAGCCCGGTTGTGGTTGGGCGGATGCCCCGCCGACCCGTCGCGCGTGGATGGCTCGGTCACGTCTCAGTATGAGAATTTCTCCCCCACCTCTACGGCCTCTGTCGTCGTTGACAGTAACGCTATCGAAGTTCCGCTCAACTTCGGATCAGTCAACATCATCCGCTGGCTTATCGGTGACGAGAAAGGCCTTCTGGTCGGAACGTCTGGCGGCGAAGCCGTCATCCGAGCGAACACCCTTGGTGACGTATTGACGCCAACTAACAGGACTGCCGTCCCAACATCCAATCAGGGGTCTGCCGATATTCAAAGCCTGCGCGTCGAACAGGATGTTTTGTTCCTGCAGCGCAATCGCCGGTCAGTAAGAAATCTTTCCTATGTGTTCGAGGATGACGGGTTCCGTACTGGCGATCTGACCATTCTTGCCGAGCACATTACACGACCTGGCTGCAAACAGATGTCGTTCCAAGCGCAGCCAAACAGCGTCGTGTTCGTCGTGCGCGAAGATGGGCAGCTACTATCCCTTACCTATTCCCGTAACGAGCAAGCCCAGGGGTGGGCGCGCCAGATCTTGGGCGGCGTGTCTGACGCACTCGGCCAACTGGACGCCATCGTTGAAAGCGTCGCCTCCGTGCCAGCCCCCGACCAATCTCGCGATGAGACGTGGGTAATTGTAAATCGGTTTATTGATGGGAAAACAATCCGCACCGTCGAGTGGATTACCCCTGAATGGGAGAAGGGTGACGACCAAGAGCGCGCGTGGTTCCTCGACAGTGCGCTAGCATATGATGGGGCCGTATCTACCGCTCTAACCCCCGGCGTTGGCGCTACAGTTAAGGGGCAGACAAACGTACAATTCACCAGTAGCGGCAACATCTTCGTACCGGCAGATGTGGGGCGTAGGATTATATATCGATACTTCGACAACATAACGGAGACTTATCAAAGTGCGAAGGCGCAGATCACGGGCTATACGTCCCCGACCCAAGTTAACGCAACCATCCTGGCTTCTTTCCCAAATCTTAGCGGTATACCGTCTGGCGCTTGGCGCCTCACGGTAACGATGATTACTGGCCTTTGGCACTTGGAAGGGCAAACAGTATCGATCCTTGCTGACGGTGCCAATCATCCGGATAAGGTAGTGAGCGGCGGCAACATCCTTATGGATCGCCCCACATCGTATGCGGTTATTGGGTTTAGATACACGACACGGCTGCAGACGCTGCGCGTCGAAGCGGGCGCTCAAGATGGCACGTCTCAGGGAAAGAAGAAGACGCTGAAGTCGGTCGTTATCCGCTTCTATCAGACACTTGGCTTGCGTTATGGGCCAAACTTTAATACTATGAAAGTATACCCATTTAGATCAGCAGCCAACCTGATGGATAACCCGCCGCCGATCCAAGACGGAGACACGCGCGCCTTAACGTGGATGGGCGGGTGGGATACAGAAGGTCGGATTTGTATCGAACAGATTGACCCATTGCCGATGACCATCTTAGCCCTTATGCCGCAGGTGATCACAAGTGATAAAGGTTGATTTCGAACCCTGGCATCATATGGCCATCGCCGGTCACGATGACAGCGAATGGGCTGAGAATATCGCTAAGGCTGGCCCCGCGTGCACGGGCATGGTCGGGGACAAACCCGTGATATGCGCTGGTGCAGCAATCCAGAACGAAGGCCGTGCTATTATATGGGCAGTACTTAGCCAAGACGCCGGACCGCATATGTTGTCGATTACGCGTCATGTGCATGAATTCCTAGACAGCCGTCCCGAAGAACGCCTTGAAATGGATGTCCTCACGGGGTTTGCCGCCGCCCATCGCTGGGCCAAGATGCTCGGCTTTGTGCGCGAGGGGACCAGGCGCAAGTTCTGCGACGGCCATGACTTTGACCTTTATGCAAGAATACGTGATAATGCGAATCACGACCAGATTGGTAGGGATTAAATGGCGGCCTTAAGCTCATCAACGGCGCAGCTGATTTCGACTGGCATCCAGGTGGCGGCAACAGCCGCATCAACATATTCCCAAATATCGGCGTCCAATGCGGCTGCATCTAACGCCAAGCAGTCGGCTAAGATCGCCCGTGACCAGGCGGCGGAACGCGCTGAACAACTCCGCACCGATGCCATCCGATTGCGCGGGAGACAGACGGCGTCTGCGGGCGGCACGGGCATCCGCAGCGACGCCTTTAATGATATTATGGCCGATAGTAATTATGACGCGGAACTCGACGCACTGACGGCGGAGTATGAGGGTACACTGCAATCTAACTCGCTTAAGGGTCAGGCCAAGCAATTCAAGAATGACGGGAAGCAATCATTGATTAGCGGTGTAATGGGAGCTGGTGCGAAGGCACTTGGCGGCTATGGCGACTGGAAGAACTCGCAGGATTACAATAAAGTTAAGGGTGTGTTCTAATGGCGCGCCAGATTGAAACGTGGCAGCGCAGCAATGT